AAGAACAGATCGACGCGGTGCTCTCGGGCAAGTAAGCCAGGAGGTAGCCCCCCGTGGCTATCGACAACTTCATCCCCGCAGTTTGGTCGAACCAACTGCTCGTGCGTTTGCACAACGCGCTCGTCTTTGGTCAGCCGTCCGTCGTCAACACCGATTACGAGGGCGAGATCCGGGGCCAGGGCTCCAGCGTCAAGATCCACGGCATGGGTCCGGTCACGATGAGTGACTACACCAAGAACGTCGACCTCTCGGCCGCGGAAGCGTTGACCGGCACCGAGACGATTCTGACGATCGACAAGGCTCGCTCGTTCAACTTCGAGATCGACGACATCGACAAGGCCCAGCAGGTTCCTAAGCTGATGGCCGGCGCGATGCAGGAAGCCGCGTATGCGGTCGCCAATGACGCCGACGCCTACCTCGCATCCCTGTACGCATCAGGGACCGCTGACGGTGGCAACCTCGGCACCACCGCCTCCCCGCTGACCCCGACCTCCACGACCGCTTACGAGATGATCGTGGACGCGAACCGCTACCTCACCGAGGCGAACTGCCCGATGGACGGTCGCTTTATCATCGTCCCGCCTTGGTTCCATGGGTTCATGCAGAAGGACGCGCGCTTCGTCGAGTACTCGGACACCGCGCACGCCGTCTTGCTGAATGGCGTGATCGGCCAGGCAGCCGGTATGACGATCCTGATCTCGAACAACGTGTCTAACACGGCCGGCACCAAGTACCGGTGCATGTTCGGGCACCCGAGCGCATGGACCTTCGCATCTCAGATCGAGAGCGTGGAAGCCTACCGCCCGCCGCTGCGCTTCGCAGACGCGGTCAAGGGCCTGCACGTGTTCGGCGCTTCCGTCGTCCGCCCGACCATCCTGGGCACCATGACGCTGAACTCGGCCTAGTAGCCCCCGCCCTTAGCCCTCCCCCCGTTCAACATCGCGGGGAGGGCGGGGCAAGGCCACGCTCATGGCGCGCGCAACCCTCGCAAGCATCATTACCCTGGTCCGCGGACTCATCAATGACCCGTCTTCGGTCCAGTTCACCGACGACCAGATCCAGAGCGCCTTGGATCTGCGGCGCGATGAGGCCCGCTACATCAAGATGACCGAGAAGCCGAGCATTGTGGCCGGTGGTCAGGTGCGCTGGCTGATCTTCGACGCCCCCTGCATGGTCTGGGAAGACGGCGCCACGATCGTCGATCAGGGCTTCCGTCCGCTCGATTCCGTCGCGGGCGCGTGGGTGTCGTTCACCGACATCACCACGGGCGTGCTGGGCGTCGGCAACCAGCTCGACACGACCGTCTCCCCGAACCCCGATCTCTATAACGGGCGCTGGGTCCTTGGCAACGGCGTACTCGGCCAGCCTCACTACCCGGTCATGCTCACCGGCTTCACGCACGACATCTACGGCGCCGCCGCGGACCTCCTGCGCGAGTGGGCCGTGACCCTGTCGCTGTCCTTCGACGTGAAGGCAGACGGCACCGAGCTCATCCGCTCCCAGAAGGCCGCGATGTTGACGACCCGGGCGAACGAGTACCTCGCTAAGGCCCGGATGCGCTCTTCCGACCTCATCCGCACCGACGAAACGCAAAACCCGCACCTGACCTACGACGACGGATATCCGAACTCCCGCGTCAACCCGTAAAGGACCTAACTCATGGCTTTCACATACACCGGCCTTGTGGCGGACGCGGTTGATACTGCCGTCGATGCGCTCGAGACCGCAGGCACTGGAGTCGTCTCCGGATGCACGCTCTCTGCTCCGACCGATGGCTCCCGCAACATGAACATCGCTGCGGGCGTCGCCGTCATCAGCGGAGTCGGCATCATCGTCCCGGCCCAGAAGGTCGCCATTCCTCTGATGAATCAGAGCGACCGCCGCGACTCGGTCGTCGTGAATACCGCTGGCCTCGCCTACGTCGTCCGCGGCGTTGACTGCGGGACCGTCCAGTGGGTGACCGGCGACCCAACCGGCCCCGTCAAGACCACGCTCCCCGGTGGGGTCGTGTGGCTCGGCGAGGTGTACGTCACGAACCTCAACACCATCGACTCCGCGGCCGTCATCTCTGAGGCCACCGGAGAAGTCAGCCTGACCACCGGCGGCACCGGCGCGACCGGCGCGACTGGCGCAACCGGGGCAACAGGCCCGACCGGACCGACCGGCGCTACCGGACCGACTGGCCCGACTGGCGCAGGCGCCACTGGTGCCACGGGAGCAACTGGCGCTACCGGCGCTACCGGCGCTACGGGAGCAACGGGCGCCACTGGCCCGCAGGGCGCAGGCGGCGCGCAGGGCATCACCGGCGCAACCGGAGCCACTGGGGCAACGGGTGCGACAGGTGCCACCGGGGCGACCGGGGCTACCGGAGCAACTGGAGCAACTGGAGCCACAGGCGCGACTGGCGCAACGGGCGCGATCGACGCTACCCCGTCCGTCATCACCCAGTCGGCAACGCCGGCAATCAACTCCGACACCGTCCACGAAGGCACGATCACCGGGCTTGCCGAGGCGATTACGTCCATGACCACGAACCTGACCGGAACCCCGGTCGCCGGCCAGCGGTTGCGGATCAACTTCACCGACAACGGCACCGCCCGCGCCATCACCTGGGGCGCGAAGTTCGCCGGGAGTGGCACATGGTCCCTGCCGACCACGACCGTCATCAGCACTCTGCTGCGGACGGAGTTCGAGTGGGATGTCCCCGCCAGCGTGTGGCGCATCCTGTGGATCAGCTAGTCCGTTGACGCGCACCCCCCGCAAACCGAGCTCGAACGTCGCCGCATGGCGCGCTTGTGGCTGCCCGCTGTTTGCGGGGGGCGACACCGGGCCGCCGCCGTTTTTGGGCGGGGCCGGAACGACAAGCCCACGCGGGATGGCGTATCCGATATCTGCGGTCGCGCTAACGGCCGCCCTCACAATCCCCACCAGTGGCGCGGGTGGCGTCGCCTTGAGCGCGCCCATCACTGTGTGGATCGGCCCGAGCGGGACGGCACTCATCACCATCTCGGCGATCCTGACACTCGCCGCCGCTGACATGGTCGCCGTTTCCCCCGTCGTCAATGGATCAACCGTGGCAACGGCGATCAATCATCAGAACATCGGCGCCTCTTCCGCGCTTGCCACTGCATCCGGAAGTCGAGTGCTGGTGGTGGCAAACGGACTTGTTGCTAACGCCATCAACACGTTCACAACGCTTGCGACTTCCAACACCGGGGCGGCCGTGTGCAACTCCGGCGCCATGATCGTCCAGCCGATATGAGCCCGACCGCCCTCCCCGCATCGGACGCGGCGCTCATCGCCGCCGACCTCCTGGACGTGCTCCCGGACTCGGCCGTCATCCAACGTCGCACGACAGTCCCGGACGGCTTCGGCGGGAGCACGGCCACCTATACCTCCGTCGCGACGCTCCCCGCCCGCTCCGTGCCGATCAAGTTCACCGCTCAAGACGTGGTGGTTGACGAGCGCTTCTTCAACGTCCAGCTCTACCGCATCACCTTTGCGGCAGGGTCCGACGTACAGGTAACCGACCGCATCGTGATCGACGGCCTGGTCCTGAGCGTCGAGGGCATCCACGATCCGCAGTCCATCCAAATCCAACACATCGTTATCTGCACCCGGGCGGCCGTGTGATGAGCGTCACCTACAAGACCGACATCCCCGAGATCATCGCGGGCCTAGAGGGCAAGGCGGACATGATCGTCCGCAAGGCCGCCCAAGACATCCTGACCGACTCGCATCAGCGCGTCCCGGTCAAGACGGGCCACCTCAAGTCAACGGGCAACGTCCAGAACATCGGCCCCGCCCGCGCGGAGATTGGCTACGACGCCGACTATGCGCAGTTCGTGGAAGAGGGCACGCGCCATCAGCACGCGCAGCCGTTCCTGCGGCCCGCGTTCGACCGCGTGGTCCCGCTGTTCCTCGCCGCCCTCCGGAAGCTCGTCTGATGGCTAAGAAGTCGCTCTCCGACATCCTCACCGCCCTGCTGAATAGCGGCAAGATCCGCAAGCCCAATAAGGGCAAGCCGTGACTGGCGGCCCCGCCCCCTGGTCCGGTCCTGGGCCGTACGGACCCCTTGACGATCCGAGGCCACGATGAGCGTTGACGACGCCATCGACGCCATGATGATGACCGTCCTCGGTGGGGACGCAACCCTCGCAACCCTGGCTCCGGGTGGGGTGTGGCGCGGCCTCGCCCCCGAAGGCACGGCGGGCACCGTCGTCGTGTTCTCCAACGCCTCCGGCACGGATGACTACACCTTAAAGACGCGGGCCTACACGGTCTACCGCTACCTCGTGAAGGCCATCGCTCCGGGTGAGTCGTCGGTCCCCGCGAATAACGCCGCGTCACGCATCGACGCCCTGCTGTCAGACGCCACCCCAACACTCGCCAGCGGGACGCTGATGTCCATGCGGCGCGAGCAGACCGTGTCCATGCCCGAAGCGCGCGGCGGCGAGACGTACCAGCACGCGGGCGGCTACTACACCATCTACGCAAAGGGATAAGAAATGGCCGACACCTACACCGTCAACACCGGGCTCACCTACCCGACCGCGACCGAACCGGCGAAGAGCGTCGAGCCCGGCGAGCAGGTGTCGGACATCCCGGCGTCGAGCATCCCATGGCTGCTGGCTGATGGCCTGATTACGCCTGTCGGCGCGCCCGCCCCGCAAGTCCCCAGTCCCGGGCCTGTAGCGCCGCCTGCGGCCGTTGTACCCCAGCCCGAGGTAGTTACGCCTCCCGCCCCCGTCGAACCCGTACAGGCGGTTTCGCCTACACCGGAACCGGCCCCCGCTGCACCCGCGTCCCCCGCTGACTTGTCAGCCGAACCGGTTAGCCCCGAGGTGACCCCGTAATGCCCACGTTCACGCATGGCAAGAATACCCGCATCCTCGCCAACGGCTACGACGTCTCGGGCTGGCTCAAGACCTGGAACGCCAAGGCGACCGCCGACACCGCCGACACCTCGACGATCGGCAGCTCGGCAAAGAGCTTCATCCCCGGCCTGAAAGACGGCGTGTTCTCGGTGGATGGATTCGCAGACGGCACCGCTACCGGCATCAACACCATCCTTGTGGCGATGCTCGGCACCTCAACCGTCTGGACCGCCGTCGCATCGACGGACGCAGTCGGTGTCTCCGGCTTCGCCGCCACCACCATCGAAAACGATTTCGAAGTCAACGCCGACGTCGGCTCTGCAGTCTCGATCAAGGGGAGCGGCCAGACCACGGGCGGCATGGACGCGGTCCTTGTGCTCCACAACCTGCAGTCAGAGGCGGCCGGAGGCTCGGCCGCGTCGATCGACAACCTCGCCGCGAGTTCCAACGGCATGCACTCCTACCTCCACGTTACGGCGATCGGAACGACCCTGACGGTGAAGGTCCAGGACTCCGCCGACAACGTCACCTTTGCGGACCTCATCACCCACACCGCCGTTACCACGGCCAACAAGGCCGAAGAGGTGTCGGTCTCCGGCACCGTTCGCCGCTACACCAAGTCCTTATGGACCCTCACCGGGGCCGCCACCTTCCACCACGCCGCAGCGCGGCTCTAGGAGACCCACATGCCTACGTTCACCCACGGCAAGTCTGCCGTCTTCAAGATCAGCGACTCCGTGCCAACGGTGCGGGACATCTCGAACGTCTTGAAGACCGCCAACCTCAAGCGCACGGCCGACACCGCGGACACCTCCGCGATGGGATCGAGCGCAAAGTCCTTCATCCCCGGCCTGCTCGACGCCACGCTGTCGATCGACGGATTCTGCGACGTCACCACGGCCGGCTACATCGCCAGTGTGCTCGGCGCTATCACCCCGTTTGAGTTCGGCCCCGAGGGCACGACCACCGGCAACGAGAAGTACACCGGGAACGCCATCGTCAACGACCTGGAGATCAACGCCGACGTCGGGTCAGCAGTCTCCATCAAGGGCACCCTGCAGGTTACGGGCGCCGTCACGAGGACCACTTACTAATGGGAACCGACATCCTTCCCACGCCGGTTCCTACTCCGGAACCCACCGTCACCGTGGCCGCTGCGCTACCGGTTGGGCTCATGCCGGGCTCGCTCGAGGGCATTCTTGCCGTGGACGACCTCGGGCGCGAAGACGTGCCCATGCCCGAATGGAACTGCACGGTTACCGTCCGGGGGCTGGGCTACTCCGAATGGACCGGCCTGCGCTCCGGCGCCACGGTCAACGGGGAGATTGACGAAACGACGTTCATGCGCAACCTGCTCGCCGCCGCGCTTGTCTCCCCGCCCGTCACTCCTGAGCAGGCCGGACTGCTGATGGCGAAGTCCGTCTCTCCGGTCGACCGGCTCGGTAAGGCCATCCTGGCTATCTCCCACATCGGGGAAGACTCGGTGGAGAACGCGGAGGCCACGTTTCCGGGATGACGGTGAGTTGGCGTTCCTCTACCGCCTAGCCAAGGACCTCGGGATGACCGTGGCGCGGCTCAGGCGGTCGCTGAGCGCAGCGGAGTTCACGCATTGGATCGCGTTCTACCAGCACGAAGCCAGGGAACAAGAGAAGGCAGAGAGGGCGGCTAGACGATGAGCGATGGGATAGTAGGGCGCATCGTCGCCGTCCTGGAAGCCAAGACTGGCGACTTCAAGGCGCAGATGATGGGCGCCAACGCCGAGATGGACAAGACCGCGCTCAAGGCGCGGGAGATGGACAAGGGCGTTAAGTCCTCCGCGGGCGGGATGTCCTCGCTCTCCAAGGGCGCCGGAATCGCGGGGCTCGCTATCGGGGGTCTGCTGGTCGGCGGGCTCATCGACTCGGTTCACGCTGCCATGAGCGCGCAGGTAGCGCAGGCCGCACTGAATCAGGCCGTCAAGAACACCGGCCAGTCGCTCGCCACGGCAACTCCCCAACTCGAGGACGCGCAGAAGGCCGCCCGCGACCTCGGGTTCGCCAACACCGACACCGCCACGTCCCTGACCCGTCTTGAGCAGACGACGGGCAGCACGAAGGTTGCAATCTCGGACCTGTCGATCTCCGAGAACGTGGCGAGGGCCAAGCACGAAGACCTCGCCACGGCAACCGCCAGCGTTGCCGGCGCGTTCATGGGACAGCTGCGCGCCGCCAAGCAGCTCGGCGTGTCCATCGTCCCCATCACGACGAACATGGATGCGCTGAAAGCGGCCAACGGCGGGACGCTCAAGGGCGTTTCTGCGTTGACCATCGCCCACGCCAAACTCGCCGACAAGATGGCGACGGGCGCCGC